AATTAAATAACGCAATAGATTATTTAAATAATAATAATAATAATAAGGATAATTAATATGAGTATAAAAGCAATGGATAAGCCTTTTAACAAATTTTATGTTCTCAGAATTACGAGTTTACATATTAAAAAGGCTATCGATACATCTATCAGAAAAACATACGATAGAATGAAAGATGTAGAGAATAAAGCCGAAGTCTTTGAAACGTTAGATGTACTTCACAAGGTACGTAAATTAATGGAAGACTTTGAAACAAATAATAAACATTTATATAAAAAGCCTGAAGATAATACGGCTGAAACAAAGGAAGAAAATGAAACACATAAAACTACTTGATATAACTAAAAAGGTTACATTTTTAAAACAAGAAGTTGAGATAAGACAATTAACAGTTAAGGGTGTAAGAGAATTACAAACAGTTCTAGATAAGTCTAAAGATGATCTATCTGGTTTATCAACACTTAGTGCTATATTTAAAGCAACTGTAGTTGGTGCTGAGGATATGAAAGATAAAGACTTTGAAAACTTTCCTATACAAGCACTTACGGAATTATCAAATGATATTCTAGTTTACAATGGCTTAGGTGCTAAAGATGATAAAGGTGATAAGTTGGGGAAGACGAGTTAGTAGAATATGAAATGGCTTTCCAATTAGGTATAAGTTTAAGCGATTTACATGCTATGCCATTTAAAGAATATAATGGTTGGCATAAGTATTTCCAAGAACGACCTTACGGTTGGCGAGATGATCATAGATCTGCTATAATTGCACAAACTACTTATCAAGGTACTAAACCTTTAAATGTTAAAGAATTATTTCCATCTTTAAAATTATTACAAGATAGTGATGCCGTACAGGCTAATAAAAATAAAGCAGGCTTCGAATCTTTGAAGTCTATGGTAAATAAAAAATCTAAAACATAATAGATATGGCGGATAAAACCGCCTATCTCTTAAGGAGTATATATGAGAGATACTAAAAAACTTGAGGCATATACAAAAGCCTCTCAAAAGAATTTAAAAGAAAAAGATTTATTTAAGAATCTTAAAAAAGAAGTGAACATTGGTGGTAATGGTACACAAAAATATACAATTAAAAAGGGTATTAATAAAGGTAAAGTAATATGACAATAACTGTAGTTAATTTAAAATCATCTATGGCTACTCTTCAAGATGATATTGATGGTGCGATTGAAAAACAATTAAGGGCTAAGGCTTTAAAAGCATTTGCTGATGTTAAATTAATGACACCTGTTGATACAGGTCAAGCAAGAAACTCTTGGTATATTGGATATACTGAAACTTATTTTGACGGTGAGATAGGTAGTACATCAAATATAACTATACTTACACCTAAAGATAAACCACAAGAAATTATTGTAACTAATGGTGTTACTTATATTCAATTTCTTAATAATGGGCATTCAAAACAAGCACCGATGAAATTTATAGAGAGTGCTTTTAAAAAGTACTTTGATTCCGTTGAAGTTGAAGTAACTAACGGATAAACAAATTAACCGAAAATAATACACAACTAATTGTGTTTAATAAATAGGATTAGACATGGCTGTAAAGCTAAACGTACACGCTAACGTTACTGGACAGCAACAGTTGGCAAAATTAAACATTGGATTAAAAAGTTTAGGAACTCAAGCTTTAATTGCTAAAAGAAAATTAGCAGCCTTAGAAGCGGGTGCAGCAAGATCGAGAGCAACAATGGCGGGATTAGGTACTGCTTTAAAAGTTGGTGTTGTTGCAGGTTTTGCGGCTGCGGGTTTTGCTGCCGCTTCATTTGTTAAAGGAACAATAGAGGCAGGAAACTTAGTTGAAAAATCAAGAATTCAATTTAATGCATTCTTTGGAGATGTAAAACAAGGTGGGGAAGCATTTCAGATATTAAATGATTATGCATCTACAGTTCCATTTACATTAGATAAAATTATTTCAGGTGGTACTGCACTAGCAGCAATTTCAGATGGCCCTTTAGAGTTAGGTAAGAATTTAGAATTGGTAGGTAACTTGGCTGCAACAGCAAATATATCTTTTCAAGATGCTGCACTACAATATCAAAGAGTAGCTTCAGCAGGTGTTGCCGCTGCCGATTTATTAAGAGATAAAGGTGTTAGTGGACTATTAGGTTTTACAGCGGGTGCTAAATATTCAGTAGATGAATCTGTTAAAATATTTGAAGAAGCATTTTTAGATGGTGGAAAATTTAGTAAAGTTGCTAATGACTTAGCAGGTACATTATCAGGTAATGTATCTATGGTTGAGGATTTTTACTTCAAAATTAAGGCTGCGGCTGCTCAACCATTGTTTGAAGGTTTATCACAACAAGTAAAAGAATTAGTTGGTGATTTTAAAAAGAATGATGCACAATTAAAAGCACTGGGTGTAAGAATAGGTAAAAGCCTTGCTTCAGGATTTAAAAAATTAGGAGAGTTTATTAGGTTCCTTGTTGAAAATTTTGAAAACCTTGTAACTATTATTAAAATATTTATAGGTTTAAAAGTAATAGGTTTTGTAGGTAATTTTGCTAGTCAAATAGCATTGTTAGCTACAAATATGAAACTTGCAGGCGGTGCTGCTATGGGTTTAAATGTTGCGTTAAGAGCAAACCCTATTGGATTAATAGTAACAGCCGTTCAAGGATTAACGTTAGCTATATTTTATTTTAAAGATGAAATTATGGCGGTTGGTTCATACCTTAAGGATATTTTCACACCTGCTTTAAACAGATTAAGAGTAGGTATAAAGCAATTTGGTACTGACGCTGATGAAACTAATCTTGATGTATTTGAACAAGATCTTGAAAAAATTAGAGAAGAAGTTGAAGGTTTAACAGCAAGTTATGTAGGTCTTACTAAAGCACAAAAAGACGCTTTTGCAGGTAGGCTTAAAGACCCAAGTAGAGGTACACAGAGAAAAACTACTTTAGGTGAGAAACAGGCTTTTGGGGGTAAACTTGAGGATCCTAGTAAAGTTCTTGCTGATGAAAAGGCTGCTAAGTTAAAAGATTTTCTTGCTGAACAATCTAGAAATAAGAAAATAGAATTTGATAAGATTGTAAGAGAAGCTGAGAAAAAACATGAGTCGGAACGATTGGCTCAAGTAAAAACTTATAGAGAAGCTTTAGCGGGAGTTGGTATTGAATCTCAGGGTGTTGCTGATACAATTTCTACAACTTGGATTGATGGATTAAGACAAGGTAACTCTTTATTAGAAATTACTAAGAACAGTTTTAAAAACGTATTAAAAAGTATTGCTGAAACTTTATTAAAGAAAAGTATTGAGTATGGTGTTGAATTATTATTTCAAGCGTTACTTGGTGATAAAATTTCAAAAGAAAAAGCTATTACAAAAGAAAAGAATAAACAACTTGCTGCAACTGCTGCTATGGCTGTCTTAAATATTGCGACAGGCGGAACTGCGGGTGCTGTAAGTAATGGTGTTAAGTTTTTTGGTATGAATAAAGGTGGTGTTGTACCAGGTGGTGCACCATACACAGATAGAATACCTACAATGCTAACGCCTGGCGAAGTTGTTATACCTAGAGGTAAGGCTAACAATGGGTCAACGGGTAATAGTACAAATGTAACTAATATTAATATATCTGGTAACGTGGATCAAAGATCTATAGATCAGATTAAGGCTGTTATATCATCATCATCTTCAGAAGTTGGTGGTGCTAATAAGTCTTATCAATCAAACACACAAGGTGTTAGAGGGAGAAATAAATAATGGCTGATAGTGCAATTTTTAAATATGCAAATGACATAACTATGAATAGATCAGCATCTTCTGCAAGATCTGTTACAACTGGTGGTTATGGTAGAACACATAGATTAGGCCCAAGTCTTTTATCAATAGATGCTAATTTACCAATACTTTCTGAGGAACAGTTTTTAGAAGTAGAAAATGAATTATTAAATATTGAAGATGGTATTCAATTTTTAGAAGTAAACCCTAGTAGTAACAATGGTAATAATATTATAAGTAATAAAGCTATACCTTTAAAATCTGGAGAGACAGAAATTAAAGTTATGAGAACAAGTTATACAACTTTAAGAGAATTAGTATTAGTTAATTTACAACCAAACACACAAAAAATATTTAAAGTTGGTGATATGGTACAGTTTAGTAACGCACCAAAAGTATATCAGATATTTAAACCTATAGGTCAAACTGGTGGTTATTTTAATACTAGTAATGCAGGTACAGTAACAGTAAGATTATCTTCACCTATAGTATCAAATGTAGGTATTAATCCTAGTTCAGTTTCTACTGGGCCTCTTGTTAAAGTACAAGTAGTTAACGGAACTTCTACAGATCTTGAAATTGTAGAATACGATTATACTTATAGTACTTCTACTGTAGATAAATTACAAGACGGTTTAATTACATTTAAAAATCTTGATGGTTCAACTTATCAATATGCTGATGGTACATATGCTAGACATTTTATTTATAGAAGTTTAAGTTCACATGTAAGTTTACAAAACACTTTAAACAGTTCTATTGCGGGTAATCACACACAAGGTACAGATATTGAAGATGGAATAAATAATAAATTAGGTGAATTATTAGAAACTGTAGAAGCAGGTGGTATTTCAAGTGGTGATGTAATGAGATTTAAATTTAAAGTACCAAATGTTAGAGTTGAATACACAGTACCTTTATATTCAAATAGAACTTATTCTTTTGATAATGTAAATGTAACACAAGCTTTAACTAACCCCTCGGTTGATGGTAAAATTAAATTTAAAAATACTGATGGATCTTATGTAAAATTCAGTGACGGTACAGATGCTGAAATAATTATTCCTAAAGCAAATCAAACTGTAACTGAAATATATAATTACTTAAATGGTATTAGTGTTACAGGTAATGGTTCAACTCATAAAATTAAAACAGAAAATATTTTAGTAGATGTAACGGTTCAAAGTGCACCCGAAATTTGGGGTGAAACAACTTTAAATCATTCAGGTATGATTCAATTTAAGTTTGGCCCTGAACATAATCCTGCGGAAATAGAATTTACACCTACAGGATCAATTCCTACAGCATATAATGAATTTACAGTAACTGGAGATAAATTATTCACAATAAACGCTAATGAGTTTACAATACAAGACGCAAAAGTAACTTATGCAGTAGGTGAATATATACAAACTTTAAATAATTCTATAAGTCAAACTACTACAACAAAAAGAATTGATGGTGTTAGTGTATCTGAAAATTTAACTACATTAACATTATGTTCAAATGCCGAAGGTGCTCACATAGCTGTAAACAATTTTGCTATTGCTGATGTATCAAGAACTGCAGGAACGTATACAAATATTAATGGTACAAGTTCAGGTTCAGGTACTGTTGGTACATTTGATATTACTGTTGATGCTAATGGTGATGTTACAGATGTTACTATTGTTACAACTGGTTCTAATCATACTGTTGGTGATACAATTACTATTTTAGATAGTAACTTAGGTAATGGTGGTGCTGTTGATTTTACAATGGATATACAAACAATAGATATTAATACAGGTGCTGCATTTAATACAAATAGTGGATGGAATGCAAATAGTTCTAGTAATATATATGATGTTTTAAAACATAAAAATTCTGCAAATCAAACATCTACTGGTTTTATGAAACCATTAGGTATAGTAACAGCGGGTACTCTTTATACAGGTTCTTATGCAGTTAAAATGGGTAATGATATTAATATAAAATTAATGTTAACTAAGAAACCTGCTGTAACTATTGTACCTAAAGATGAAGAACAAAATTTATATGTATATGGCAAATTTGAATTTCAGGAGGTGTTATAATGTCTAGAAATTTAATAAATCAACATACTGACGCAACTGGTGGTTATCCAGTACAATTTATTATTATTCAACCTGATGAAAACACAAAGAATAATTTATGTTTAAATACATCTTATAGAAAATTAAAAGTATATCATAATAGTATTAACACATTAACTTATCCCGCTTCAGGTGTTTTAAATTTAACAGCTGTTGAAGAAACTAAAGATGTTAAAACAAATCAAATAACTGTTGAGTTAAATGGTTTACCAAACAGTGTTATACCTATTTTAAAAAGATATAATGGTATTGGTGGTATTGTAACTATATATCAAGGTTGGGTAGACGATCAAGATGCCGAGTTAGATGAAGACAATCCTGTTACAGGTACTTATATAAAGTGGAAGGGTGTTATACAATCACACGCTGTATCAGAAGAAAATCAAGAGTTTGGTAAAATTAAAGTTAATTTAGAATGTAAAAATATATTATCAACAATATTGGGAACTAAGAACGGAAGATTTACGTCAGACAGTTCATTTAAAAGAACTTCTTCAGGTGATAGATCTATGGAGTTTGTTGCTGCAATGGCGTTATTTAACCCAATGTTTGGTAAAGAAAATTAAGGATATTAAAAATGAATATTAGAATAGCTAGTAAAGAGATAATAGAGCCTGGTAAAAAGGCTTTGATAAGTGCATCAAAAGAATTTGATCAAGAATTTAAAGTTAGAGGTTTAGTTGTTACTGAACAATACTATGAATCTTTAATAAACATGTGTTTAGACAGAGGTGTTATTGTAGTTGCCGAAGAGGATAATAAAATTATTGGTTCTATAATGGCAATAAATAATCCGAATATATTTTCTGCTTTAAATGAACTTGTAACAATAGTTACTTGGGTTCATCCAGATAAAAGAAATAGTTCAGCATTTCATAGAATGTTTAAGTTATACGAAAAACATTTTACTAAACTAAAACAAGAAAACAAAATAGATAGAGTTTTAATGGCTAAATTAACAAATAGAACAAATGTTAATTATGAGAAATTAGGATTTAAATTAATAGAAAGAACTTATGAACGGAGATAAACTATGGCTGTAGCACCTATTATAACTGCAATTACGGCACAGACCTTACAAGGCATGATATTAAGGTTTGCCTTATCGTTAGCTATTAGTTACATAACACAAAAGTTATTTGGCCCTGATCAACCCTCAGGAGGGGGTGAGCAAGCTGATCCTGGTGTTAAGCAAAGAGTTCCAACAGATCCTGCAAATAAATTACCTGTTATATATGGTGAGGACAAAATACATGGTTCAATTATATTTGCTGATATCAGTAGTGACAATCAGACAATGGCTTTTATAATTGCATTATGTGAAGGCCCAATTGATTCTATTAATACAGTACATTGGGATGATTATTATTTAACACTAAACGGTCAAGGGACAGTTACAAATGCAACACACCCAGACGGTAGTAGTGATGATTGGTTAAATGGTAATTTAAGAATTGTTAAATACCCACATGGTGGTCGTTGTACTGAGATGGAATCTTTTAGTACAAAATGGGCTAGTGGTGCTTCGAATAGAACTATGCCTGATGTTGCTTATGCTTATTGTGAATTAAAATATGATAGAGAAAATAACGTAACAGGTTTAACAACTAAATTAGGTTTTGAGGTTAAAGGTAAATTAATTAGAACTATTGCAAATAATAATAAATTTAGTGGTGGTTTTACACCTGCTAAGGCAACTCTTAGATCACAATTATTATATCCTGATTCATTTGGTGAGACTGTAAAATTTAGTGACTTTACAGGAAATCAAGTTGGCCCTTGGGTTAGAAGTTATCTAGGAGGTTTTTCTTATTCTTTTGAAGATAGTCATAAATTAGTAAGAACGAATGGTACATATACTATTGTAGATTTAGGGCCTGCTTCAGATCCTAACGCACCTGAGGATATTGATGATTATTTAACTAATGGAGTAACACCTACAGGCCAAGGCTCAGGGGCAGTAATAGAATTTGATTTTGTAGATATTAATGAACAACATATTAATAATCATGGTAGTAGTTTCCCAAGACATCAATTATGGCAACCCGTATCTTACACAGATCCTACTACAGGAGTTGTAACACCTGATGATGGTAGAAGATTAATTAACGGATTAAATATTAAAAGTTGGGGTAATAATTATTCAGGTTCAACGAGTGATAACGATGTAGGTAGTGAAGAAACAAGAGTTTGGTTACTATATAATTGGACAGATATTGCAGGAGTAAATCATCAAGATATGTGGGGTTTAACTACGTTTGCACTTACACCAACAGGTGGTTCTTATACAAATTGGACTGAAGGACAATATGCTGAGAGGGCTTTTGGTATACTTGGTCAAAGTGCTTTAAACGGAAGTCATAATTTTGTAGATGCAGCACCTATTACAAAATGGGGTGGTAGAAGATTTAGAGAAACAGAATATACAGATTATGATGGAGTAACATCGACATATACATATAATTCTCACCAACAATATTACACAGCACAAGTACCTGCTAGTATATTAAGTTATGGTTTTGGTACGTATTCAAATAACCCTGCTGAATGTTTAGCTGATTATTTAACTAATCAAGTTTATGGTTGTGGTTTATCTATTAGTGATAATGATTTAGATTTAGAAACATTTTATAATCATAAACAATTTTGTGATGCGTTAGTTACACATAATGACCCTGATGGTAATTCAGTAACAAGTAAACGATACGAATGTAATGGTCATATTAATACTAGTGATGAAAAAGATTTAAATATATCTGATATAATAAGTAACTCTCAATCTGTATTTAGTTATACTTTAGGTGAGTTTCAAATGATAACAGATGCTATAGGTTCTAATAAAGGTAGGTTTGATGAAAAAAATATTTATGGTGATATATCCGTTTTAAATGACGGATTTAATTCTAACTTAAATGAACTTACTTTAAAATATAAATCCAAACAAGACAACTATCAAGATGATCAAGTATTTTTAGATTATGATACTAAGTATTTTAATGAGCCAGTGTTATCAAAAGATTTAAATCTTAAATTTATTAATAGTAATGTACAGGCACAAAGACTTGGTGCTGTATTTTTAAATAAAACAAGAAGTTCAAAAATCATATCTTTTAAAACAGATACTACTGCTTTTAATTTACAAGTTAATGATGTTATTACTGTAGAAGATACATACTATAATTTTGATGAGGCTAGACAATTATTCTTTAATGTAACTTCTCATAATCAAAATAATGGTAATAGTGCATCTAATGCTAAGGCACAATATAAACTTAGAGATTATACTGAACAGAAAGATGTTTTATGTTTTGATGGTACACCAATGGTAATTACAATGCCTTATAATGTTGCAACTAATGCACAATTAAAAGTATTTTGGCATGAATGTATACATGGATTATTTGAAGATGTTTCAGAAACTTTAACTTCTGATGAGATTAGAGCAAATAATAAACTAGGTGAATTTATAAGTTTAGTAGAAGACAACCCTACTTTTGTAGGCCCTAATAATAATAATCAAGGTGGTGGTTTTATATTACATATCACACCTGCGGGTAGATACGATAATTATGGTACTTATAAACAAATTTCTTTATTTACTATTAATCATATAGCTAATGTTACTAGTGTATCAACAGGAACATTTAGTAATGGTGATACTAATGGTAAAGAGTTTAAAATTAATAGTATATCTGAAACTGAATTAAAAGGCGGTTTACAGGGTTATTATATAACTGCACAAGAATATAATACTGAAGATTATACTGTTGCTACAATAACAGCAAGAGCCCAGTACCCTAGTATAAATGCAACTAAAGGATATTCTAGTGTTGATGATGCAACTGGATTAATTATCAATGCTTCATACCCTAATGCTAGTATACCTAATATTGAATTAGGATTTACAATACCTAATCAAGCTAATGTTGAAAATGCTGAGGTTTATTTTTCAGAAGGATTAACAGGTACTAAATATTTTACAGGTGCATTCCAAGCACCAACAGGTACTTATGCACCGAATACGGTTCAAACTTATCCTATACAAAATATACCAACAACTGCTGATTTATATTTATATGTAAAACTTTCAAATAGTTTTTCAAGAAGTGATTATTCTACACCTGTAAACTTTGGTGCATGGAGTCCCGCTAATGCTTCTACTAATGTTGGTTCAGGTTCAGTAAGTCAAAACTCAATTCAAAATAATGCTGTTGGTCAAAACCAAATACAAAACAATGCTGTTGGATCTAATCAATTAGCACAAGTTGTAGACTTTACTGGTAAGACGGTTACATTACCCGCTGATGCTGTTAAAGCACATACAGGTATTTGGGACAATACAATTAAAACTGCTGACTTTACTGTAACTAATCAAGCTTATTGGCTAGGTTATTTTATAGATACAACAAGTAATACGGTAACAATAACTTTACCCGCTTCACCAGATGATGGTGATATAATTAAAATAATAGATGTTGGTGCTAATGCATCAACTAATAATATTATTATAGATGGTAATTCAAAAAATATACAAGGTTCTAGTAGTAACTATAATATAAGTACTAATAGAACTGGTACGGAGTTTATATTCTTAACTGGTAACGGTTGGATATTAACTAATAATTAACACGAATGATATATAGCTATAGTTATATATTAAACTCATAACCCTATTGGAGACAAAAATGAGAATATCAAATATTAAACACTTCTTAGGCGGTGCTGATCAAGTTATCGCTAGAGAAGTTTTACAAGGCAATCAATTCCTTTTAAATGTTAGTGGAGATGAAAACATTGATTATTCAGATTCAGCTACAGTATTTACCTTAGCAACAGAATTGTTCGAGGCAAATGTAACTGAAGCTAGAAGTAGTATAACAATTAATTCATTAACTAAAAATAATAATGCTAGTGTTCAAACATATACAAAAGCACAATTAATTAGAAACGCAACTCAAGGATCTTTTGATCTTATGGTACCTAGTACTTTATTATCAGACTTTAATAATGGTGGACATGTATTTAGTGCATCGCCTGATACTGCGAGTCCTTATATTGTTGCTACTAAATTACAATGGACAGTTGGTGAAGAAATTAAATCAATAAGATTCTTATTTGTAATAAGATATCAACCACAATAAGGAATTGAAATGACAATAAAAATTACAGACAATAATAAAATAAATCTTACTGTAGGTACAAATAGACCTGGTGCTCAAGGTGCAACTGGCCCTACTGGTGCTCAAGGTGCTCAAGGTATACAAGGTATAAAAGGTGATACTGGTGCTACTGGCCCACAAGGCCCAAGTGGTTCTACAGGATCAAAAGGTGATACTGGTTCTACTGGTGCTCAAGGGCCTCAAGGGACTACAGGTTCACAAGGTTTAAAAGGTGATATAGGTAATACTGGCCCTCAAGGTGCAATAGGTTTAACTGGCCCTCAAGGTGTTGCAGGAACTGCGGGATCTCAAGGCCCAACAGGTTCAACTGGTGCTACTGGCCCTCAAGGCCCAACTGGTTTAACTGGTGCTGCAGGTGCTTCTTTTGATATTGACTCTTACTCTACAACAACTTCTATAGATAATGCTGACTTATTATTTTTATCTAGAAATAGTTCAGGTGATGAATTTAAAATTAGTTTAACTGATTTAAATACTAAAATTGAAAGTTTAATTAGCCCCGCTTTACAAAGTTATACTGATACTCAAGTTGCAAATTTAATTAATGGTGCACCTGGTACTTTAGATACTTTAGAAGAATTAGCTACAGCATTAAATGATAATGCTAACTTTGCTACTAATCTAACTAATGTAGTTAATACTAAATTAAACATTTCTGATTTTAATACATCATGGGATACAAGATTCAGTACTAAAACTACAAACAATGTACCTGAGGGTTTATCTAATTTATACTACACAACATCAAGAGCAAATACAGATATAGATGCTAGAATAACACAACCATATATTAACGCATTAAATATTAATGCTGATAAATTAGATGGTTACCATGCTAGTTCATTTATACAAACTGGTACTTTAGCTGCTGTAGCGTCAAGTGGTGCTTATGGTGACTTAAATGGTGTACCTGTTTATCATACTGTTGCACAAACTGGTGACTATAATGATTTAATTAATGTACCTATAGGTATAACTTATTATAGAAACGCTGATGTAGATGATCATTTAAATTTATCAACAGCTGCTACTAATCAAATTTTATCTTGGAATGGTACTGATTATGACTGGGTTACAAACACTGGCGGTGGCGGTGGTGGTTCAGGTTTTAGTGGTAATTATAATGACTTAACAAATAAACCTAGTTTGTTCGATGGTAACTATAATAGTTTATCTAATCAGCCAACTTTATTTGATGGTAATTATAATACTTTAACTAATAAACCTACAATACCTAATCAATTAACTGCAGGAACAAACGTAACTATCACTAATGATGTTATTGATGTTGACTCAGTTGCTTTAACAAGTGTAAGAACAGCTACAAGTGAATCTGCTCAATTAGCATTATCATTACAAGAGGGTGATGTTGTTGTTAGAACTGATCTTAATGAATCTTATATGCATAATGGTGGTAGTGCAGGAACTATGTCGGACTACACATTATTAGCAACACCTACAAATGCTGTATTAAGTGTAGTAGGTCAAACAGGTTCTATTAGTGCAACACAAATTAAAACTGCATATGAAGCTGAATCTAATACAAATGCTTTTACAGATGCTAATGTAACTACTTTAAGTACTGCATTACAAGCAAATGATATAGCAGGTTTAACTGATGATCAAACTGGTGCTGAAATTAAAACTGCATATGAAGCTGAATCTAATACAAATGCTTTTACAGATGCTGAGAAAACTAAACTAACTGGTATTGAAACTTCTGCTGATGTAACAGATACAGCTAACGTTGTTGCTGCATTAACAGCGGGTGCTAATATTACTATTGCTAATGATGGTACAATTGCATCTACTGCTAGTTCAAGTTCAATGACTGATGCTGAAGTTAAAACTGCTTATGAAAATAATGCTGATACCAATTCTTTAACAGATGCTAATTTAGCTAAGTTAAATGCTATTGAATCTTTAGCTGATGTTACTGACACAACTAATGTTGTATCTGCTTTAACTGCGGGTAATAATATTACTATTAGTGCTTCTGGAGAGATTGCTTCTACAGCTACTAGTGGTGGCCCGTCAGTATCAAGTGGTGCAATTGTTGGTACTAATTTAGTATTAACTAAATCTGATGCTTCAACAGTTAGTATTGATGCTTCTACTTTAATCAATCCTGTTGGAATGGTTTCAGGAAGTAACCAATGGTATATATCATACGGCACTAATGCTGATGATCCAGTTGGTGTTTCAACAATGACTAGTACAGTATGGGGCCAAGGGCCTTTTTATTGGGGTGAGGAATTAGTAAGAGGATCTGAATATAACTTTAATATGATAACTGATCGACAGTTTAGATTAGGTATTTGGGATGGTGCTCAAGCTGCTACTGCATATAATGCTGGTCAAATAACTTCTACAAACTGGAATACAGTATTTGATTTTAGAGATGGTACTGGAACATTTGTAGATAGTACAAACACAGATGTAGCTTCTTTTCAATCAGGTTCAAGTTATTCAGTTGCAAACAATGCACCTTTATCTCTTAGATTTTTAAGTGATGGTCATTTAGAATTAATAGATAGAAGTGGTGGTAATGAATTTACAATTGCTAAAACAATTACTCCATTATCTGTAGATTCTTTTAAAGTACAATTTGGTGGTTGGTCTAATGCTACATTTCCTAATGGTGCTATAACTAATACTAACTTTATCTGGGAAATTGCACACGACTTTGATCTTTCAGAAGATGGTGTTAAAAATGGTGTTGAAAATCATACAGTTATTAAAAGTGGTATATCTATATCTCCAGGTGAGCAAATAAATATTAATTTAAATTTAGTGGCTCGAGGAGATTATTTTGGAACTAATTATACAAACAATAGTTCGGCTGTTACAAATGCAGATACTTTACTAGTAAATAGATTTCAATATCAAACTAATGAAAGTATTATTGGCCCTGATTATAATTTCAATACTTCAGCAGCGGGTTCACCAAGTAGTTCTAACGATGGTTACTTTACTGCGGGTGGTGGAACTATACCCTCATATAGAAGAATAGGTGTTAATAATCCAGTAGGTATGATTAGTCTTAGATATTATGCTGATCATAGTATTCAAATTTGGTCTGAAGTTGAAAATGAGTTAATAGCTACTGCTCAAGCTAATGGTAGTGGTGCTCCTATACATCTATTTCATGGTATTAGAAATGATGGTGGAACTGGTAGAACTTATGCACAAATACCAACTATATCTAAATCGAATATAGCTAGTACTTCTGGTTCAAGTGGTTCAGGTGGAATGATAATAGATCTTGCGACTAAGGTTTCAAGCTTTAGTATTGCAACATCTACAGACTTTAATGCATATCTAGTAGACACAACAAATAGTACTATAACTGCTACATTACCTGCTTCGCCTAGTAATGGACAAAGAGTAAAAATAATAGATATAGGTAATAATCTATCTACTAATAATTTAACAATAAATAGAAATAATAATACAATACAAGGGGATGCAAGTGATTTAACTGTAGCTTTAAATAGAGCCACTGTTGAATTATTATTTGTAACTACTTATGGTTGGGTATTAACCGAAAAATAATTAATTAATTAAAAGGAAATAAATAAAATGTCGACTTATAATACTATAAGATACGGGCACTTGGCAACAAGTGCTCAGGGAACAAAAGCTGATTCAGCTTTACAATCTGTATCTGAGAGTGATGTTACAGCCCATCAATCGGCTTTAGCAATTGCTGAATCTCAAGTTACAGGTTTAACTGCTGCGTTAGCTGCTAAGGTTGCTACTTCAGCTTTAGCTACTGTTGCTACAACTGGTGCTTACAGTGATTTAACTGGTGCACCAACTAACATCTCAACTTTTACTAATGATTCAAGTTATGCAACTACTACAGATGTATCAACTGCAATCAATAACTTAGTTGGATCTGCTCCAGGGACTTTAGATACTCTAGAAGAAATTGCTACTGCAATTAATGATGATGCTGCTGTATATGATACTTTAAATGCTGCAATCACAAATAAATTAGCATCTTCTGCTGTATCTACATTTGGTTTAACTCTAGTTGATGACGCTGATGCTGCAACTGCAAGAACTACTTTAGGTTTAGGCACTGCTGCAACTACTGCTGCTTCTGCTTATGCTACTGCTGCTCAAGGTGCTTTAGCTGCTAGTGCTTTACAATCTGAAACATCACACGCTGATGTTGTTGTAGATGGTGACTTTAGTTCAGCGGGTCTTATGACTACTAATGGATCTGGAACTTACTCTATTACTGCTACAAGTACTTTTGCTACAAGTGCACAAGGTGCTAAGGCTGATTCAGCTTTACAATCCGCTGCAATTAGCAATATGGTTGAGACTACTGATAGTATTGATGTACTTTCAGATGTTGATACTACAACTGCTGCACCAAGTAATGGACAAATTCTTATTTGGAATGGTTCAAACTGGGTTCCTGGTAATCCTACTTCTGCAGGTTTAGCATTTGATTCAGGAATTAAAACTGCTTCGTTTTCTGCTGCAATAAATACAGGTTACTTTGTTAATACTTCTGGTGGAGTTTTAACTGTAACTTTACCATCATCCCCAAGTGTTGGTGATGAAGTTCATGTTATTGATTCATCTAATTCAGCTGCAACTAATAATATTACTATTGGAAGAAATGGTAATCCTATTGCAAGTTCAGCTTCTGATTTAACTGTAGCCGTTAATGGTGCTGCATTTAGATTAATCTATTCTGGAAGTTCTACTTTCGGATGGGTATTAATGAACAAATAATAATACTATTTATGTGGCTCATATATTAATTATATGGGCCACTTATAAACAAGAAAGAATTTTAAATGTCACAATATATACAATTAAAATTACCCTTAGCTGTAATTAAAGAAACTGACAGTATTGGTAAATTAAATGATGTAAATATTTTTACAGCCCTTGATGGAGAGAAAAATATTCATATAGGTGCTAATCATAGCACAACAGGAACAGATGATAGTGGTAGTAATGTATCAATTGGTGATTCATCTTTAGGATCACTTACTGATGGTGAAAATAATATTGGTATTGGTCAAGGTGCAATTACAGATCTTACTACAGGTGATAACAACGTTGCCTTAGGTAAAGAAGCTTTATTTAGTATGACTACTCAAAGTTCAACTATTGGTATTGGTTACCAAGCAGGTAAAACTAATACTAAATCTCATAATGTATTTTTAGGTTATACTGCAGGTAGAGATACTTCTACTGGTGGTGATAATATTGTAATTGGTAGTCAAGCATTAAGACAAAATATTACTGGTCAACAAAACGTTGCTATAGGTAGATCAACAATGCTGAACTCAACTAGTAGTGGTAATACAGCTATTGGTCATAATGCATTATTTACACAAACAGCAGCTTCAGGTAATACTGCTATAGGTGCAAGTGCTATGTCAAATTTAGCTAGTAGTGGTTATAATAATACGGCTATTGGTGGTAGTGCAGGTCAACAATTAACTAGTGGTTATAATAATAGTTTTGTTGGTGCAGGTGCTCAACCTAGTTCAGCTTCAGTTAATAATGAAATTACAATTGGTAATGCTGATGTTACTTCTTTAAGGATCCCTGGATTAAGTTCAAGTGCTTCAACTAATGATGTATTAACATATGATGGATCTAAAATTGTACTTGCTACACCTAGTGTACCTACAATTGCACTTAATGATTTATCTGACTGTTTCCATGAAGGTAACAGTATAGGTATAGGTACTGATGCATTAAGAGACGAAGCTACTAATGGTGTAAGAAATACTGCTATTGGAAATAGAGCATTAGTAAATCATACTACTGGTGATGACAACGTAGCATTAGGTTATGATTCAGGGTTAATGCTTGATGGTGATCATAATAGAAATACTTTTATTGGTGCTTTCGCAGCCATGTCAAGGAATAGTGGTGATGATAATACTGCTGTTGGATATAAATCTCAAGGTGGCTCTACTGCTAGTGGTGATAATAATACAAGTTTAGGTTCAAATGCTTTATATGGTTTACAAGGTGGTCACTCAAATGTTGCTATAGGTAAAGATGCAGGAGATTCTATAAATTCTGGTTTTCAAAATACCATGATAGGTATGGATGCGGGTGAAACAATAACTAATGGAGATAATAATAGCTGTATAGGTTATAATGCTCAAGCAAGTGCTTCAACTGTAAATAATGAAATAACTTTAGGTGATACTAATGTTACTGTATTAAGAACTAATGGTTCTATAATGCCGTTCACTGATAATGCTCAAGACTTAGGTTCTACAAGTTTACAATGGCAAAACATTTATACTGGTGACTTACACTTATCTAATGAAAGACACAAAGAAGGTAACTCTGTTGATGGGACTACTGGTAATTGGACAATTCAAGAGGGTGCTGAGGATCTATTTATTATTAACAACAAAAATGGTAAAAAGTTTAAATTTTGCCTAAAGGAGATTGAATAATGGCTTTATATGTAAGTGGTACGGAACTATCAGGTGGTGGCGGTGGGCTACACACACTAGTAAATACTTATGACGCAGCGGGGATTAGTGCAGATATAGATATGGATATGGATTTTAGTTCATATGATAAATTTAGAGTTCTTATTACTGATCTCTATTCTAGCAGTGCTAGTAAAATTGTGTTCAGATGTAAAAATGCTAGTAATCAACTAAACTATTTAAATAGTGGTTCATATAGTGCTATGGGTAGAAAACACGCTGCAGGATCAGGTGGTACAGAAGTTCATGCTATAACAGCTTTTGAATCTGAAGAAGCACATAAACATAATAATTATGACTTTATTTGTAGTTATGAAAATAATTCTTTTCAAGCTTATGGTAAGCATTTAATGGAATTAGGTGGTCTTACGACAAGTTCAGTAACATATAGTACTTATGAAGACTTTTCTTATGGGGATAGGCTTAGTACTATATCAAATGTTAATAAACTTATATTATATAATTACGGTATTACATGGACTGCGGGTACAATTAAAATTTACGGTTTAGGATAAGGAGATAATAATATGTGGTTAAGTGCAATTAAGTTAGCAGTAAATGCAGGATCAAAAATTTATGCTAATAAACAAAGAACAAAAATGGCTATGTCAGATGCACAATTAATGCATGCATCTAAAATGGCTAGAGGTGAAGAACAATACCAAGGAAAATTATTAGAGGCAAGGCAATCGGATTGGAAGGATGAGGCGGTTCTCATAATTTTAAGTTTGCCAATAGCAATTTTGGCTTGGGCAGTTGTGTCGGATGACCCAACAGCTATGGATAAAGTAAAATTATTTTTTGATATGTTTGCTACACTCCCTAGTTGGTTTACTAATTTATGGATTCTAGTAGTAGCATCTATTTATGGTATTAAGGGGACACAAATATTTAAAGGTAAAAAATAATGGCTAAGAATTCAGCACATCAAAGAATAGATGATCATGAAAAATTATGCAGAATAATGCAGAATCAAACTAATAAAAAAATAGATGATTTAAAAGCACAAATGCAAAGAAATGAAAAGGCTGTACTTGGTATGATTGGAATGGTTGTACTCGGAATGGGTACAATTATAATGGAATTATTTGGGAGAATATAATAATGGATAAAATAATATATAATTTATTTGGTGCTATTGATAATACAATATCAA